CTATTCTGTACAGCGTCTCCTGTAGCATCAGCTCCGGCAGTAACCTGAGGACTTAAGTTAAACGGATTTGCGCTTGCAAAGTTAAACCCGCCGCCATTACTACCGCCGTTCAACAAACCAGCAAAATCTGGCATCTTCGCATTGGCTAAGGCTACACCATAGTCTTCAGTTGCCTTTGCTGTATTAGCAGCACTTTCGTTGATCGCAGGCGACATGTCGTAGACTTTCTTTGTAGCGTCTTCGTTTCTCTTCTGTTTTGCATCGGCATCTTTTTCAGCCTCGGCAATCATTCTATCGGAATTTTCTTTAGCATCTTTAACTAGCTGATCAGCACCCTCCTTCAGGGTTTTTGATATATGGTCTGTTATCTTGCCAAGTCCTGGAATTAATGCGCCAAGAAGCCCAACAGCACTAGCCGCCATATCAGCAAACCCTTTAATGATCATTGCCAGAATTTCTCCACAAAGACCGAGGAATCGAGCGCCTAATGTCGGATAATGTTCATATAATGTATCACCTATCCACTGGAATAGGTCTGCTATTATTTTGATTAATGCGCCTAAAATCGCGCCAACGCTCTCAACAATGAGAATTATAAGATTCTCTATCAGTCTCGGAAGCGAACTTCTTATGGCAGCAACGAACTGGTCGAGTCCGTTTATACATGCCGCGATCGCCATTAGAATGCCACGGATAATCGCGCTTACAACAGCATAAATAACATAGGATAACCCTTCCGAGAATGCGTCCGCTTTCTCCAATGTCATATTGGAATAGAGATCCATGTTCTGGACCAGCATATTCATAGCCGCTATTGCAACATATACTGCCGACGAGACAAGAAGGAAACTCAGGCCGATTAAAGCCATCGCTCCGCCTATCATGAGTGCACCAGTACCAGCGGCTTGACCAACAGCACCTATAGCAAATATTAAACCTGTCAAGCCGAGCAAGAAACCGACGAAAACAGGCCAATTTTTAGCAACTTCTGGAGCAATACCAGTCAACACAGACATTGCTTGAGCGAATACATATACGCTTATAGCAACAAGACCAAGACCAGCAGCCGCCTTAATAAAGGTGTTCATTGACATGCCCATTTTCTCTAACTGAGCAGCCCCATAACCCAACAAAGCAGCCATTCCGACTAACAGAATAATGGCACCAACAGCTGAACCAAAGTTCTCATTACCTGCTAATGCTGTAAATATAGCAACCGGTGCAGCAAGTGCTAACAAACCAAGACCGAATAATAAAAGACCCTTAGCAACAGTTTTAAGCTTTTCACCATCAACAAACTGTGCCACAAGTCCCGCCATTACGCTAATTCCAACAATCAACGCAATAAGCTTTGTCATTCCTTCGGAAATACCATCAAACGGAATTTGCTGTAAGATAGCAGCCTCAATAACAAATATAGCAACTGCTAAACCAAGAGAAACCATAGCCTTAGCTATAGATCCAATAGAATCTTCGGTATCTAGTTTTTTGGCTACTACTCCACAAAAAGCCAAGAATCCAGCTAGGACGAGAATTACACCGCCAAGTCGTTTCATAGCTGTCTCAAACTGAGGATCGGTCATTGCGCTAAGCGCCTGCATACTCGCTACAAGCATACCAACAGTGAAACCAAGAGCAGCAATGGTCATAGCAAATGCTGCTAATCGTAACGATTCTCGTACAGCCGTAGCCAAAGTAGCACCAACCGATTTCAGAGCCTCGCCGATAATATTGGATCCCTTGACAATGACCTGAGCCTGATCAGCCGTCGCTTTTGTCGCCTCAGCCGCAGCCTTGGTAGCCTCTGCATTTGCCGCATTTGCCGTCCACTTCTTAATTGAGTTGTACACAAGTGCAAGCAGTGTTAAACAAAGAATCAAAGCACCCAACGCTGTTGTTGCATTTTGAAGTCCTTCGGGAGGAATTGTCGAAAGTGAAATAACAGCAAACGCTAAATATACAACTGCTTTAGATGCCGTGAAAAATGCATTAGCAAGTACCTGCCATTCCGTTGCCTTTAGTGCCCCAAAGAAAGTTTCAACAGTTTTAACTAAACTATCAACAAGGATTCCAAATTTTCCAGCAAGTTTTGTACCCTTGGAGGCGGTCTTGATGATCTCAATAATCTTCGTTAAGAAATAGAATCCAAATGCACCTTTAATAACATTTAGAGCTTTGTCCCAGTCAAATGTTATGATTCCTGTAATGAGTCCCGATACAGCCATCTTACCTATGTTTATAAACATGTTGATAAGATTTGTTCCTAGATCCCCATCTTCATTTGGTTTGATAAGAGAATCGAATAGCTCATTTATTCTATCTCGTAAAGCTGTAAGTTTCTCAACCTTAAGATTGTTTATACTTTCAACAGTCTTTCCGACTTCCTTTGAAATTACAGTAAAACTAGCACCTATACCAGCAGATATAGACTCCATGGAAGTCCAATCTATTCCCTCGAATATTGTCTTTATTGATGATACAGCATTGACAATATCAGCAAGGAACTTAGAGTTTCTTATAGCCTCTATTCCGTCTCTTATAGTATCAATAACAAATTTTACTTTTCCTGGAATGTCAAATTTTGTGATTAAACTGGCAATCGTACCAACAATTCCGGCTATTGCTTTGACAATAAAATTATTCTTTATTGCCTTAGATACCTTCTCTACAGCCGTTTCGGTTTTTGTCGATTGTTCTTCTGTTTCAAGAAGAGCGTCATTAAAACGAGAAACACTCGTTGTAGGCTTATCGGTATTAAAGTCCATTATGGACTTAGCAACATCTTTTATCTTATTACCAGCTGTTTCAAGAACACTGCCAATATCGATCTTTGATAGATCTTTTAAAGCATCACGAAAATCAATGATCTTCTGACAAACACCTTCTAATACATTATCCCATTCTATATTCTCTTTTACAGATTTAAGGACACCTTCTGTAAAACCACCAATTTGTTTAGCAAGGTCTTTTACAGGATTGGATAACTTCTTCGTCTGTTTCTTTCCGGACTTTAATCCTTTGAAGAAACCATAAACACCATCAACCGCATCTTCAAAGAAACCTTTAAGATTAACATATTTTTCAATATTTTCTTTAAGTTCTGTTAATTTTATTTTGATTCCTTCAAAGAAGTTCAAAACCGGCTTCATAGCGGATTCAGCATTTGCCTTTAGATTCACAAAAACCTGTCCGAAATTAGCATTTGTTGATAACTCTTTAAACTTTGTTGATAAAGTGTTCCATACAAACTTTGCAAAGTTAGCGACTATGTCAATAGCTGAATCAGATTTTAGTATAAGATCTATTATTGATTCAGAAGTTGTCTTATAGTTTGAAAAGAAGCCCATTATAATTTCTGGTAGGCTAAATTTAGAACCTATAAAAGTCTTTACAGTAGTCAAGACACCACCAAAAGATTCTTTAATCTTATCAATAGCTTGACGAAGTCGCGAGCCTTCTTTAAACGATTCTTTAAGCCATGAGGAAAACTCCTTAGCGTGCTCGACGGTCTTTTTAAAACTATCTGATGGATTCTTCATGAAATCCCTAAGCTTCGTAAGCCTATTAAGAATTCCAAACTCCAATGACTTTGCAGCCATTTTTACATAGCCCATTATCATATCAAATGTTGGTTTGAATTCTTTTAATTTAGCTGATATCTGTTTTATAGCCTTAATTATCTTGCCGCCAAGAATATCGCTGAGTTTGTCTGCCCCATCAATTGCATTCTTGAAACCGAATATATGAGCAATCTGCCCTATGAACCAATTAAGATTCTTAGTGACATCTTTGAATGTTTTATTGAATGCCTCTACAATACTATCAGCAAAGTCATATATGTTATGCTGTAATCCGCCTTCTGTGAAAGAATACCCAATCTTAGAAATTAGATTGATTATCGTCGATAAGGTAGTTACTACAGTTCTACCAGCAAAAGCCCCGAGAGTTTTGCCTATACCTTTTATAACACGACCAATACCTCGTAAAGGAATTATAATAGCCTGGGTTACCTGATAGATCTTCTCGAGAGTCGGTCTGGAAATTACGAGTTTCTTGGTTAATTCGTTGAAATTCTTCGAGAATTTTATAAGAAGATTACTAAGCGTTCTAACAACTACAATATTTCCGCTAAACCCTTCTCCAAGTTTCTCTCTCAGAGCATCAAAGTTCTCGAAATATCGATGACCAAACAAAGTCTCTAGTGCGAGTCCTATGTAACTAAAAACGTCTCCAAGAGTCTTAAATACTCTAGTAAGACCCTCAATAAGCTGGGCTTTTCCACCAGTATCGGCATCTGCCCACAATCTTAGGACAGCGTTTCTTGTATCCGAAATTCTTTCAATAAAACCACTAATTACGTTGTTTATGTTTGTCCAGAATTTTGTAGCTTCAGTAAGACTACCAAATATAATTTCAAACGATTGTGCCCATCCGGAACCAACAGATTCCCTAAGAGCAGAAATCATCTTTGTGTAAGTATTTACTTCCTGAGCAGAAGCAAATGCTCTCTTACCAACCTCTGTTTCGGCATCCGCATACTCATTCAATGTCTTTGTCAGAACATCTGTTGTCATCCAAAGATGAGACAGAGACTCATTGAAATTGCTAGTAGCATCAAACGCCTTGGATACGTTTCCGTTAGCATCGGTCGTTGTTGAAACGTACTTATCGCCCTCTTTTGTCAGTGTTCCAAGAGCAACAGCACTCTTAATTAACTCTTCCTTGAACTCCTTTGTGGCCATATTGGCATTCTCGATTGACTTCCAGTCAATGAGCTTTACAGCACCTGATGACAAAGCCTGAGAGAAGTTATACATTGCTCTGGAAGCATCATTTGCGTTTGCCCCGGCTACTGCGGCCAAGTTGGAAATACCCTGAATCGACTTTACAGCAACGTCTAACTTAACACCCGCATTGGTAAACTTACCGATGTTCGATGTCATGTCTTTAAATGAGTAAATAGTTTTGTCTGAATACTCATTCAAATCCTCGAGGTATTTGTTTACAGTTTCTAGGGATTCTCCAGTAGAATTCATGATGGTCTTCACGGAATCCATTTTGAGTTCGTACTCTGTAAACCCCTCACCAATCTGTTTTGTACTCATAGACTGAACCATATTTGTGGCCCAGTTAATTGCACGCCTCTCCAGAGAATCAAACACCTTGAATGCAAAACTCTGCATGTAACTCAGACTGTTCTGCATTGACTCTATTCCGCTTAGGATCTTGGTAAAGTTTATTTTGTCAGCGGCTGACTGAAGATTCGAAAAGCCTTTTACGCCATTATCGAGCTTAAGACCATTCTCGAACTTTTTAAGATCATCCAGCGTGTCTTTTACGCCTTCAGAGAACCCTTCATGGTCGAATTTCGCCTCGACAATCAACTCGGCTTTTTCACGATCAATCGTATTCATACTTCAGTCACCCCCTTCCAAGCATTTTTTACCATTTCTTCGAATACTGGCTTTAGCGCTGGATTGATGTAATCCACACCTTCAACCCATCCGCCTCTTTTGTTCATATGACCGTATTGTACTAATAGCGCAATAGAAATTGTTCTATTCGTGTTTGAGTTATACCAGCTAAGCCGAACAACTCCATTCTTATAATTACGTATTTTATAAGACCATGATTCTGCTGTTTTTCCAGTATCCCTTGGTGTTGCCTCTCTTAAAGCCGCGACTCCTTTTTTACCGCATTCCTCAAGATACTCTACAAAAGTAATCTTGCCCATCTTGTCAAGTTTCTTCGTTAACTTGGTAATATCACCAGTTACCCTGTAACCTATCGATGGTGCAATAAGTCGTTTAGCCATAAAGGATCACCCTTTCGTTCCGTACTTCTTCTTTCTTGCGGCATTAAGAGCTCGATTACGATTCATAACAGAATTCTTACTCATCTTCTTAGGCGGAGCATTCTTTATACTACAAACATGGATCAGAGTAAGTAAACGATTCAAGTGCCATCTTTCGCATTCCATTGGAATGTTCTGACTTATCATCCAGAAATATATAATCTCTGAAGTAATAATCTCTTTCTTTCTCGGTTTTGACGGATCGTCGTCGTTAAACCAAGTAGCAGACATTTTGTCTTCTATATAAGCTTCTATCTGCTTCCAATTATCAGCAGTCAAAGCAAGATACAGATTCGGATCGACGTTCTTGTTTATCGTCATACATTTGACGTAGTGAATCATCTGTTCTTTCGTTTTCTCAGGTTTTTTCTCTAAAAACGGAATTTTCCATTTTGATTCCCAATGAGAAACGGAGAACAGCGAATGTTTTAATCTAAGCGTAGCGCCTTTAACCATGACAAATTCCTCTGTATCATAGTTATAAAATTCCGTATCCGGAACATGTATCACTAATTCATCAAACATAAGCTGCTCTCCTGATTAAATCACTGTTCAGTCTTAATGTTAGCCGCAATGTCCGGAGGAACAATTCCTCTAATGAACTTAGCAGCAAAGTCTGCATCCGTAGCGAGCTTCATGTAAAGAATCTCATAAGCAGGCGTTTCGGTAAAAGCTCTTGTCTGTTCCGGATCTTTCATGAACCGGCGACCATCGAGGGATTTTACGCCATAAGACTTCTGAATGATGTCCTCAAACAGAGCGATTATGCGGCCACCATTCTTCTCCTGCATGATCTTTTCAACTTGTTTCTCCAGCCCGCCTTCGGCTGCAAAATTCATTCTCGTAAGTTCCGGTTTAGAGAGGTTAAAGTAAAAAGTCTCCTCTCTTTCTTCACCGTCATAATCCGTATACTTAATCTTTTCTACGAACATATATGTTCTCCTCCTTAATATTTTTTAATTATTTAAAATGAGCAATAACGTCATCCGGAAGAGGAAGCTTAGGATCCGTCGCTGACTGACCAGCAGTACCATAAAGAATTGATTCGAACGAAGTAAGCTTTGTGGAATCCACCTTTGTAGAGTCGATCGTAAGAAGAGCTGTCTTCTTCTGAGTACCATCGATCGTGATACCAACCGGAACTGTATCATACTCCCAGCTCATCGTAGCTGCTTCCGGACTATCATTTACAGTCTCATAAGATCTCTCAGACGGAGAAGCTGTAGCACCATATACAAGGTGGATCTTATATCCATGATCAAGACCATCTGTATCGTTACCAATGAGAGTTCTATAGGAAAGACCAAACGTCTTTCTATTCTGCTGTCCGGCTACAATACCAGTAGCAACAGATGCTGATCCGTCACATTCCATCCATTCATCCGGATATGTGAAAGCTTCGATCGTGCCACCGAATTCCTCAGCACCTCTAAGGTTTGCATATACACCGTTATCAGCATACTGCTTATTTGAATCAGCACCTGACGGTGTCTCAGAAACTGATGTAAGACCATTCCACGCAACGCCCGGACTATAAGCATCGGCTGCCACTGACGCTGAGCTGTTGTACGGATAAAGAACGCCACGATCAATACCTGTTTCAAATAATTTCTTACCTGTATCGTCCCATGTAAGTTTGAAATCAGCCATGGTTATATACCTCCATTAATAAAATATTGTGTAAACATTATGGTTCAGACCGTCTGTAGAAAAGGAACGGTCAAGTGAACAATACATAAATAAAAACGGTAACTCCGTAATCAAAGACCAGTCAGGGTCTTTTGAAATCAGAGTCACCGTATATCTAGTATGATTAATATACCGAATATCGTCCGCAAACTCAGGTTCGAACGAATCTCTTGTATAGACGATTCTGTTTCCGGACGGAAGCTTTAGATTCTCTGGCGGCTGAAAAAACGCATTCTCGGAACCAAGAGCCTCAACTAACTTGGCGTGAAATTCCTCTCTTGTTCTCATTCGTACAAACCTCCAAGAGTTAATATCAAGCGAGGATGTTCAACCTCAACATTTGATACCTTCCATCTATGACCCATCCATTCGGCATATCTAATATGCATGAAGTTAGCATACGCAAACTGGTCGGCAACGATAGAGATACTATTGCTAATATTGATGTCACCAACAACAGAATTGCTGTCCTGATACCTAGAAGTGTTTCGAATAACATCACCACTATAATAATGATCCTCAAGCACTTCCTGATATACGCCCGGTGCAGTATTCTTAGATTGCGTAAACCCTATCGCGCCATACCATCTTGCCATACTTTTTACTCCATTTTGATTTTACGCATTCTTCTTGAGAACGATCGCAGAGTACGGCTTTGTAAGGGCGCCGGAGCATCTCGTCTCCATCAGATACTTCTCCTGGTTGTAATCGATGTCAAAGTCTTCGAACATGTTGATCGAACCGCCTTTATCTGCGCCAACAGTGTAGTCAGCAAGGTTTACGATCAGAGCATACATGTCTGCCGGGAGAACTTCATCCGGAACGGTAACGATTCTGGAAACACGCATCTTTGTCTCAAGTTTCTGCTGAGATTCGTACAGATCGTGACCGTCAGCATCCTCAAGAAGCAGCATATCGGAAAGTAGATCCTCACCCATGAACATGATCGGGTTACCTGTTCCTCTGTAGCCCTTACGAGACTTAACAGCAGCACGAATTACATTCTTAGCTGTTTCATCAGCGTCGGTACCAGCAGCAACCGTATACTTAATGCAGAAGAGATCATCTTCCTTAATGATCGGTCTAATATGCTCCTCAGAGATCTTATCCTGGCTAAGGGTAGAACGTCCATCAGAGAACAGGATCGCGCGTGCGATTTCCTCATTCAGCTTCATTCTCATCTCTGTCTTAAGCCATGCAACAACATCGAAATCTGTAATATCGACGATGTCGTCTCGATCCATCTTCTGTTTCTTGTAGATGGTGCACGGTGTCGTTGTCCTGCGAAGCATACCGAATACCTCTTCGGTCTTCCGGTTACCCTTCATGTAACCCTTAGCACGAGCTTCATCCTCGGTAATGTCAGCATATGTGGATTTGATCCGGCTGAACGGAGAATGGTGGATACCATTCATAACAACGCTGACCCACTCCTGATCATAGTTAAGGAATTCCGGTGTTGTACCATTAATGTTCTTTGCATCCGGGAACAGGTAGTCGATAGACTCGATACCATACTCAGCTGCATGAGCAAGGAAAGACTCCTTCATAGATCTGTGATTCTTCTTTGCATCGTTTATTGTTGCTTCCTGGAGGGTCAGATAATCAGCATGGGAAAGTGTGCCTTCAGCTTCGTTTACGCCCTCAAAAACATTGTATTTCATATTTCCTCCTTCGTCGAAGTGCTCGACAGAGTCACCTTCGCTCTTATTATTGTTGCTGCCGGCGATCCCCTTTTTAATCTCAGATCCATGGTCAGCTAGATAGTCAAGTGCCAGATACATAGTTTCCTGATCTTCTTCTGAAAGAGATTCAATAATCTCACTCACACTACGTCTCTTAGATGAGGGCTTGTTCGGTGCGGACTCTTTATTATCGCCGTCATCGTCATCATCATCTTTATTATCAGCATGCATAATAGCATTAACCTCATCGTCTGTGAGCTCTCCAGCATTATCAAGCCACTCGCTGATGGAAGACATCTGGATAACAGCTTCGCTAGCACCCCAGTCTGTTTCCCAACTTCCATCTGAATGTTCTATGATCGGGTATTCAATAACAGCTCCCTCATTTGCTCCTGCAAGAACAAGAGAGACTTCTTTAATGTCACCATGATACACATTACCGTCTCTCTCATTAAGCCTATTGGCAAAGATAGAAAGAGCTGTAATGTCGCCATGAGCGACTGCTTCTCGTGCGGATTCGGCTTTATCCGAACTATTGAAGGAACCATAGGCATACATACCCTCCGGTCTTCCCTCGAGAAGAACTTTTCCTAACACATTAGAAATATCATTGTGATTGTGCTGGAAGACAAGCGGTACCTGTCTACCATTGCAACCACTAAATGCGCCATGCCGAATTGTTCGACCGTCGGTGCATTTAATGTCGTACTTTGTCGCCCATCCGGCGAAATCGTACTTAAATGCCATTTTGATTTTCCTCCTTATTTTCATCGCTTGTTGCCGGCATCGTCTGCTCGTTTACTTCTTTGTTAAGATTCTTATTTCTTAACTCGTCAGCGCCTTCCTGATTTGAAGGTTTATAACCGATGATCTGACGTACCTCGTTAGAAGAAAGAATCTCATTTCTTGTGAACTTATCAGCAATCTCAGCCATCTGGTTAACAGGCACTAACCTAAATGCATCACGGAAGAACACTATAGACTGTCCTCTTGTTCTCGCATTCGGTGTAAGGAATTTCCATCGCATAGCGTCGACGATCGCTGAAATAATAGGCTCTATTGTCCTATTATAGTAATTCAGCATTTCTTCTTCCTTTGCTGTTCCATCAAATACAGCCTGAGTAATGCCAAGCTGACTATATACCATATTTGTATAGTATTCGATCTGGTTCAAAAGCTTATTCTCAACAGCTCGATTAAGCTGAGTAACATGTTCAGTTGCATCTATATATGCAATACCGTACCTTGAACCAGATAACTGCTGTTCTATGTCATTCAGTCTATCGGCTGCCAATGCTCTTTTTGCCGGAGACTTAACAGAATATGGCAACTGAATAATTAGGTCGAGTTTCCCAGAAGCAGATTGTTCATCAATGCTATCCAGCAAGTTAAGTTTCCTGATCAATCTCTGCAATGTCGAATTGTACTGATTCATTACTTGATAGAGAGGATTCTCTACGATTGCTGTATAGGATTTCTTAACCAATACTTCTTCTCTTCTACCGACCCGTTCGTTATACAGTTCAACCCGAACTTCCTCGGGAAACCATTCAACGATCTTCCCTACTCGAAGCTCGGAAATGTTGTACGATCCTGTATACCCTGGATCGACGTCGCAGTCTGTTGGAACAATGGCAACACAGCCTTCGTCCATGAGTGACATAACGACATCCTGCATAAAAGCTCTTCCCGTCTGATCAATGTTTGCAGCCAGCGAGAAACAATCATTTAAACTGCTTTTTATCGGTTCTTTATAGCGTCCTTCTTCATCCAACTGAGCATGTTCGACACGAATGGCAGCAACATCAATTGCAATTCTATTGTAGATCGCGCCAACAAAAGAACGTTCATTACCGTAATTTAAACGTTTTCTATCTGGTCTCTGAGCGTTCCCATATTCGCCTCTATGCCATGTCGGATCCCGTCCCATGAAGGCATTCCAAGCATGCGATAATCTATTCAATAGTCCCATTGGTTATTACCTCCATGTGCCATTTTGATTTTTTCTCTGAGAAGTAGTCTTTCCTCTACCAGTTCCTCTGACTCGAATCGAGCCTTTTCCAGATCGAACATTCTTCTGTCGACCGACAATGTGATCCCTAGAAGGCGAAGTCTGTTCCTTGACAGATGATCTTGACTGCGGTTTCTTGTGACTCATAAGATGCAGATTATTATTAAGGTTGTCACGACCCTTCTTAATTATTCCACCAATCTTTCCAATAGCATTTTTTACACCATTATCAAAAGCTGTTGAAACCTGATCCTGAAGATCGCCTTCTTTGAAACTCACACCCTGCAACAATCCGACTATCTGCATGCCCATGTCAACGGCATCTTTGATCTTGTCTTCTTCATCTTCAGCAGGTCCACCACCACCTCCGCCAGAAGAAGTTTCAACAGATCCAGTATTCTTGGCTCCGTATCTTTCACGTCCAGCAGGAGTTAAAGACCCATCTTTATACTGGAAACGTCTTTTTCCCCATTCTTGGCCCGGAACACCATAATGCATAAGACAACCATCAACAATCAACAGATCAGAGTGTTTTGCTGACTTGTTCTTTTGTTTTTTCTTAACATAATCACCATCAAAGTCAGCGCCCGACAGTTTAACAAGATCTTTTGTATTGTTGTCACGACGAGCTCTAATGGTCGATTCTGGAGCACCAGTCATTCGAGCAATGTCTTTTGTCGAATAGCCAGATTTTATTAACCTGGATATGTCACCAGAAGAATAACCCCATTCACCGCCCATCTCGTACACGTTTCCGGCAACCTCGTCGTAATATTTCTTTTGCTGAGATTCCGGAACATTTTCTTTCATCCACTTCTTATGGAATGCAGCATTGGCTACGGCAATCGTACTAGCACTACCTGTCTTCTTCGCCTTCTTATACTCATTCGAATTTAAGAACTCTTCCTGAGCTCTATAAGACATATCGACAATGGATTCTTTCTTGCTCTTCTTAACCGAGTATTTCTTACCATACTCTTCCTTATGGTCCATAGCATACGTAATACCAAAACCGGGAAGACCAAAAATAGCAGTACCAATAAGCATGTCTGCTATTTCTTTGCCGTTATTTGTATTATATACTTTTGTTTTCGCCTCAACGTCTAGACCTGCTTCTGGTCTACGAATATCCCCCTCTATAAGCATGTTTATGCGGTCGTCAATAGCTTTAATATTCTGCTTGGCTTCCTCTATTCGAGCATCATGTTCTCGTTTACGAGCCTGATAGTCTCTTATGTGTTCGTCGCCAACTTCTTTGGATACCCGTCCTTCTTCTACATGTCGCTTGAGAGTTTTGCTAATGTTATCCCAATAATCCGAATCAACCTGCTCGTCTCGAATTGTGCGCTTATTCAGCGCCTTCATCTTTTCGTAGTCATTAAGCTGATTTTGGTATTGTTTTCTAGATCTTGGCGCATCTCCCTTCCCATAACCATAATGTTTATAACCAGCCGCAGTTAACGATCCATCATAGTTCTGCCATCGTCTTACACCCCACCGCATACCTTTAACTCCAGAGTGTTCAAGATAAGACATAGCTCGATCGTATGACATTAAACAGCTATCAATGACCATATAATCCGAATGTCTAAACGCTCGATAGTTCTCCTTACCGATCAATTCATAAATATAATCATCAACATCATTTGATGTACTAGGATCGTCTATAAGATTCTTTAGAGATCTATAAGCATACTGCTGAAGAGGCGCAGAAGAAGTATCATCATCAAGAATGTTAAACAAACCATCAACAATGTCGGCCTGTTTTTTATCCTTATTATTCATGCCTGATCTAATCTGAGAAAGAGTAGGCTTTGTTAATTGTTTTTGTGGTGTAGGTGTAGGTGTTGGTTGTACATTATTGTTGTTTTTACCCTTCTGCTTTCCGCCACCATTATTATTGTTATTATTATTGTTATTATTGTTATTATTATTGTTGTTATCTTTTGTACGTCTATCGGCAGTATCCTTCTTATTGAAGAGATGATGTCCTTTAGCAAGATATACAAATTCATCAGCAGCCTTGCCGAACTCAAGAGCAGTTTTACCAGCTTTGAATGCCTTATCGATAACGTCTATATAATTCTTAGCTCTCTCTATGCTAGCACGTGACTCTTCGGTATTCTTTTCAAGCTGCTGTTTACGAATAGCCGCCTCTTTGTCGAACCGAGCACGAGCAGCATCAAGCTCTTCGTTTGTAAAGAGTTTCTTATTCTTTTTCTTGAGAAGAGCTTCCGGTCCTTCATTAAGGATCTCTTTCTTTCTCTCCTCTTCTTTAGCTTTCTTCTTTGCGTCTTTCTCGAGTTTTCTCTGAGTCTTTTCACGAGCTTTTTCATCAGCTATCATCTCTCGATAGTTTTTCTTCTCTCTATGCTCTTTAGAACCTTTTTCCCGAATCTGAGACTCAGTATTAAACCTGTCATTCAAAGACTTAAGTTCTTCGTTTGTGAAGTACTCAGGATTCTTGGCAACGCCCTCAGCCGTCTTCGCTGCTTCTCTCTTACGACGCTGAAAATTACCTTCATCGGCTTTCCGCTTAGCCTCGACTAACTTTGTGGCACCTGTTTTAGCGGCCCTCCCAGCAGTCTTTGCACCAGAAACAGCAGCTTCTTTGGTAACCCATGCCGCAGCTCTAGCATAGTCTTTAGCTGATTTACCATAACCATAATGGACCCTACCAAGAGGCGTTAAAGAGCCATCTGGATACTGAAATCTACGCCGATACCACTTCATACCAGGAATTCCATGATGAGCCAGGTATGAAGAATTGTCACCCACAATAAGATGACCATTATTTATAGGAAGAAAACTTCCATTTTGATTTTGCATAGCTTTTCCTCCTATGGATGAGTGTTTAATATTGTGTCTATAGGAATAACCAGTCATTCCATATTTACCGTTATCGGCAAACTCCATTCGTTTAAACCCGACTTTTTCTGCTGTTCGTTGGGATGCAACGTTCTCATTAAGGGCCCACCACTCCATATGATCGTAGTCTTTATAGCCATACTTATCGAACCATTTAGCAATCTGTTTTCCAGACTTTACAGCGTATCCTTTACCTCTGTAATCGCTACCGGCTCTTGTAGCTATGTCTACATTTATGAAATCAACAAGCCCTTTAGCTGTTTCTAGATCATAGTCCTTCCATACAGTTGCGTTTGCATAAGAAACAGGGGTTCCGTTTTTGTCTTTCGTTATAACACGATGTATGGAACCTTCATGCGAACCTTTAGACCATTCCTTGAAATTGTCTTTACGATATTTATCTACATTGTCCTTTTTAAACCCAAGAAGTCTAAGATCTTCATCACTAAGACTACTTATTATAGATCTGTAATCTTCATTTCCTTTAGCGATGCGATTTTGTTTCTCTCTCTTTCGTCCTTCGCTAGTTCGTGTTCCGTCATAATTCTGATAACGACGCACGCCCCATCTCTGACCTTTAACTCCATGATGTGCTAACGAACTCATTCGAACGACTCCTTATTCAGTTTATAAGCAACATATGCGTCCATTAGAGCAGACACATTGTCAATCTTTTCATCGTAACGTCTCTTCAACAGCTTTCGATTACCGTTTGTATCTTCTATTACGATGCAGTTACCCATACAGAAACTCATAAGGTCTTCGTCGAATAGAAGCATACGATCTTCTGCCATGTCCTTTAGTTCTCCAAGCGGAACAGATTCCGTTTTCGAACCCTGCGGCACCTTTACAACACCAAAATCGCTATTCTCAGTTATGTAACGTTGAATGAACTCGGCTGCGTTATAGGGGTCGTATCCGACGCAACAAACATCATACTTTGCTTCTTCTATGAACCGTTCCAGATCATCATAAACCTGCATCATATCAAGAACGGTTCCTTCTAAAACAATAAGGCTTCCTTCTTTCATGAAACCTTCATATTTGTTTCTCATCGAAGTTGGGAGTTTATCGAATGTTCTTGAAGAAATGTAACTTCTAACTTTTACGCCGAAATATCCACGTGAAAGTGGGAATAGAAATGTTGCAGCACAAAAGTCATCGCCCTGAGATAAGTCGAGACCAAGGGAACAGGGCATGTTCCAAAAGCTCCTTCTCTTATGAGCTATCGTCTCTTCATATGTAAAGAAATATGTATACCCCTCCATAGGTATACCAAACCGCTTTGCTAAAATATCGTTACGAGCTGCCGGTGCTTTTTCAGCACGTTCAACATCTCGCTGATATGCTTCGTATGTAACGGTTTTTCCTAGATTAGGATTTGCCTTCAGCCACTTTTCTGGCTTGGCTACTTCTTTTATGTCATCTAATCTGTAATACCAGATGCTTATATGAGGCGCGTAATACTCGCCTTTTAAAATTGACATCAATTCCATTTTGATGTCATCGCCAGAAGAATTTCTAACAGTTCCTTCTGAAGATGTAGCAATGATTATGTAATCATCAATTCCGCCCTTGGCTGCACCCTGCTCAATAGCACCAATCGGATCTTCTCTTAACGTTCCAGAAAGCCATTCGTCAACCGTAGAACATTTGACTCGAAGTCCTTGCAACTTGTCGATTGACATAGGCTTTACTTCAAGTAAAGAACCTGTAATGAAGTTCTCTACACCATTTTTTGTAGATGCGAGCTTCTGTCGTAAAGCTCTGTTACCCGTTGTGTTTTGCAGAGAGCCCGCTGTTAGAAACTTAAACAGAGGACCTCGAGCCCTTGTGATAGAAGTTCGGATTGGAGAAAGAACTTCTTCCGCCTGCTTCATTGTTGGGGCTGTTGTAATCTGATGTGTTGTTGAAGGATCTACGTTTAGAATAAAGCTTTGTATGGTGCTGCCATACATCGACTTGGCTGCTCCTCTGGCAACGATCAGATATTGTTTGAGTACCAACCTTTTCTTTTCTCGTTTGGTAACGTATCGACCACCTCTCCCGTTCGGATTTGGCTCATATATACTGCGCTCCGTAAAGTAATACCACCCAAACAGTTGTTCACCCCATAACTTAAAACTGTCGAGTAGCTTAAGATCTCTACCATCAGTGAGTGTCAACTCGTTTTCACAGTAAAGAATCCAGCCCTCGACAGCCATATCGTCATAATAATATCTTGGGTCTCGAATTAGATCGTCAATTCTGTTCATCTCCATAGAGACTTCTTGACAAACAGGTATTTCGCCTCGAATTACAGCATCTCTAAACTTACCATAATATTTCGGTGTGGCTGTATTCGATAACATTGTATCTCCTTATGCTTTAGGCCAGTTCTGATCACCCCAGCACTTCGGTCCCCAGCCATCTGGAGATCCGAGATCAGCACCCTGCTTCTTCCGAGTCTCAATGTAGGACGCAATGGCAAACATAGTATTATCACCGGCTTCTCCGTCAAGTTTAAGCGGCTTACCGTCTGTGCCTTTGAATCCTCGGGCTTTCAGAATCTCCTGAACAAGGAGAACATGCGGACCAGTTGATCCGAGTTTAATCGTAGAAAGCTTATAAGTTACTGCCATTTTGATTTCTCCTTATACTTGAACATACACACCATCAAAGTCGTCTTCGTATTCTGGTTGGTTACTCTGTTTTACAACAACAACGGTGTGACCCTGTGTTTTTGTAACGAGAATGTCGCCACGCATCAGCAGTTCTGGATTTGTAGCGGCGAGCGGATACTCTTCAAACTCGCCAGTTGCAAGAAGAGCAGATGCTTCGTTACCTGTATAAAAGTCAGAAGCAATGATTCCGGCATAGGCAACACAAACCCGTACAAGTCTAGCACAGTCTGTCTCGCAGTTTATTGTTACTAACCGACAGTCAAAACCAACTTCCTTCGCAACGTCCCAGAGCGTCCAGTTCTGATCCTGATCATAGCCTATATGCGGATTAGCACAGGCATATTCCATGTTATCGGCAATTCGTTCCCGCACTCTAGTATTTTTTGCTCTGAGTACTCTCCAGCCTTTGCGATGGAGGTACCATTCCTGAGTCTCGACTTCATTACCGGTCTGATCGCCAGCTCTACCACCTGAGTATTCGTAATTCTCATCGTGTCTTGCAGATCCAACTATTACCATCAGTCACTTACCTCCACATAAACACCATCAAAGCTGTCCGAATCAACAGCATACTTCTCGATGCAATTGCGACAGAACACATGTCTAGACCAGTAAAGTCTATCGCCTGCCTGATTCTCAGAACTATGGTCGTCCTGATCACGTTTAAGAGACCACATAATCTTATCCAAAGAATAGTCTCCGCCACATCTTGTAAATATCCTCTTGGCCGCTTTAAGTCCGCCAACATGCTCGATCTCAACCCACATCATCTGAGCTTTGTCATCAAACACGCCGAACTCCTCAGCTCGCTTGATGTAAGCCGGAAGCTGAATCTGACAGAACAGTTCTACCTGCTTTGCCATTCCAATCGGGGAAGAGATAATATTGGCTATTTGTTTTCGTACTTCATATGGCGGAACCCACTGATTTGCAACCCAGTTCATGTCAAGACAAGAATGTAAATAGAGAGAAAACTGTGATGGATCGGTCATATACACCATTTTGAGCAACTCTCGACCTTCTTCTCCATAGAACTGATAGGCGCCAAGAGTAAGCGTTACTTCGCGTCCGATCTTTGGAACTTTAACATCGTCCCATCGTCCGGCTCCATAAACCTGGCCGCCAGTTTCAGCGCCAGTAATCATTTTGGCTGTAACGGCCTGGTTTTCTTTATTCATTCGGTTTTTCCTCTACTGTTCCTATAAGCGGTTCAAGCGGCTCAACAACTAATTTCTCTGAATTCATAACCTGAACCGCTGCCTCTATTAGTGTCATGATCTGCTGATTGGTCAGTTCAATTCCAAGTTTGTTAAGTTCTTTTGTAACCTGGTCAACAACCAGTTTGTATCGTTCCTCGCCCATATTCGGACCAACGACCAACTGCTCGTAAGCTCGAACTGTGTTCTCGATGATCTCGGCTGCCCAGCTGTACTGAGTTGAGGCAAGCTTGGCTCGAACAAACGGAAGAACGTCCTTAACAATTGCATGAGCTGCCCATACAATGACACCGTACAGAACGCAGTACAATAAGTCAAAGAATAGTTTTTCCATCATTAATCCTCCTTGATTGGTAAACTGTCTACTTCTCTCATTAAACGTTCGCATGTACCGTTACCACCCATATCTCGATACGGTTCATACAAATACTTCTTAAGATCGGCATACTCATCACGTGTTATGTAACCGCGTTTGATGTACACCGTACATAAGTCACAGATAGATCTATAGCCTATTCCAAGAATCATTCGTCTTTCAGCTGTGTTCTTGGACTGTCTATTCATGAGCCAAGCCCAGAAACCAGACGAAGCAAATATTGTGCAAATGATCGTTACTATAATGTCCCATGGCATTTTCGCATCTGCCTCCTTTCTATAAAATTTTGTGGCAGACGTTAAACGCCGATTTCATAGTTAACATTAAGACGCCATTCAAGTCTGTCGATGGTTTTTTCAATAGCTTCTTTTACAGAAGTATTGGTCGGTGGATCAAACATAAGACGAACTTTCAATGCAACAAGAGTTTTAACGCTTTCCTGCATTGACTGATTCTCGCCGAGAAAGGCAGACCAAGTTTCATACCCATCCGAAAGTGAGAATCCATCAGCTGGCCCAATTCCTAGCTGTCTAAGATCCACAAAGGCGGCATTTATTGCGTCAATTAGCTCTTGATCGAAATGCTCATGGATTGATCCACCAGCTATTTTGTCTTTAACGGAATCTAAGATAATCTCATCCATAGTTACCTCCATGGACATGTGTCATTTGGTTTGCGGATAACAGGATCATGTATGGTTCCATCCCATCCGGTATAGTGAATAGCTTGATGTGTCTGCCAAAGACAGGTTATCAAGTTTTCTGGATCCAAAAGTTTTGGTGTACGATCTCGAATATCATCTATTGTAATCGGGTCTATGTGGTGTATCCGAATGTATCGTGAATCTAGTATATCTCTTCCTGGAATACCTAGATCGCAACCATCGTCACGTATGATGATTTCGTTTCTTAGCTTTCGCCACTGATCCGATTTGTAAAATATCTGATTGAGATATCGCTCTGCTCCAAAAGTTGAAGAACCGACAGATCCGCCTATATACAAATAGTCAAACCGTTCCTTAAATGTAGGTATTTTGACAAGTTCTGAATAAGTTTTAATAGAACTCTTCGTCTTCGTCACTACCAGCACCTCTATAAGATGTAAAAGCCTTAATGGCTTCTCTAAGAAGCTCTTCACTATTCTTACTAGAAGCATATGCCTCTGTCTTTGCCGCTTCCAACTCTCGTTTTTGCTCCATTAGCTGTCTTTCTAGCTTTTCCCGTGAGGATCCAAGCTTAAGAAAGTGAACAGTTTCGGCTGCAGTGGCAGTTCCGTCTCTTAAACGCTGCTCAACGAGATCATATGCAAGGCTGGTACACATATTCTCCCTCTCTTCTGGAGTCATTGATCCTCTATTTTTCTTCCTCTTAAGTGGTTTTGGTTCTCTTTTTGGCATAATTACCCTCCTTTTTAGTGCCTTTTAGGGGCTTTTAAGCGAGCGTTGACGAGCTTAC